TGACACTACCATCGGATCTGCGTTCTATTTTTATATTGCTGAATAGATTGCCAAAGGAAACAATTACTTTCCTAATGATCCCGTGGTAGAATGGAGTATTGATTAGCATTTATATTACCAAGTTCCAGCAGTCAATGTTGTTTTTGTCCAGATGTCTGCAACACCAGTTGTATAGTCATCCACACTCACATATAAGTACCCGCCACCCACTGCAACCGTATTTGCTAGGTCGCCAGGTATGCCCTTACTTGTGGTAGGAACAACTAAACCTATACCTGTCGGACCAGTAGGACCAACCGCACCACTACTTGCTATCATAGTCCAGAATGTACCTTCGACTGGAGTATCGCCTATATTTCCACCATTGGCATGGATTCTATACCAAGTCTCGCCACCATAAGTTGCTAGGTCACCAACAGCATATGAAGCACCACCATTATATGCACTGGTAAAATTCCATAGAGCACCAGGACCTGTCGGACCAGTAGGACCTGTTGGACCAGTTGGACCAGTAGGACCTGGAACTGTTGATGCTGCTCCTGTTGGACCAGTAGGACCAGTTGGACCTGTCGGACCCGTTGGACCTGGAACTGTTGATGCTGCTCCTGTCGGACCAGTAGGACCTGTCGGACCAGTTGGACCTGGAACTAAATCCGCAGCATAGAGTTCAGTGAAATTTGCATTGACCTTGGTAAATGCTGTTCTGAGTGGATCACCAGTTCCATCATTTGGTACTGCGCCGATTGTTATAGTCTGTTTTGTCATTATATTGTATCCACTGTTATTAGATTTGAATCTGCGTGTATGAGTGTTGAATCTGCTGAGTGCACTATTGGTGTATATATAACTTCATCGAATGGGTTACCAGCATCAAATGTAAACCCAGATGCCTGTTCTGCAAACTTAGTATTGTCACCATATGATTGGGGCACATCAATATCTATTCCAAACACTGCAGTTGCCGTGGCATTACCGGTCATTGTTATGTAACTATCATCAAGGTATCTGGTACCTGGATTCACTATATCAATTGACGATACACTACCATCAGTGATGTGTGCAACCAATTCAGCATCAATGCCAATACCATGCACTGTAACATCAGGAGGCATTGCATAACCAGATCCGCCATTGGTTATTGTGACAGATCTAATACCACCGGATAAGTTCATATCCATATCAGTGGTGAATGTTTTCAGTGTTTCAAATACATCAATCTCAGGTATACCAGTGTATATCCGTTCACTGCTATATTGGAATAACTCAACCGATAACTTATATACATACAGTTTACCCAGTTGATAGAATGGATCCTGATGCTGGACAAATTTGATTTCGAATAGACCACCAGTCAATGGAAAGTATAATAGATCGCCCTCACTTGGTCTGTTTGGTAACTGTCCATATCCAAGTCGCCCAACCAACTGATCCCATCTACGACGTGATACAGTGAGTGTTGCTGACTGTTCCATCATCAATCCAAACTTCTGGATCATTGCTCCCTGACCTTCAAATCCATCAACACTTTCTAAATACATTTCAATTGGGAAGGCAGCATTGAATGTTGATAGTCTGTCCTCTCCTAATATCTCATCCTTGGCAACCAGTGTGCGTGGAATGTAGGTAAAATCCTGACCCCAGATCTGTATGGACTCTATAATGAGGTCCTCTAGTAGATACTGTTCGTTGGCCGTACCCTGAGTGAAATATACATTACGTGCCATAAATTCCTAGCCCATATACCATTCGAGTGGTGCACTCTTGTTTAGCAAGTCGTCTTCCAATTCTTTTATCTCATTCATTGCTTCTGTGTATAGAGCATCACCATCAATGGTAACGCCACCTGGTAATTGCATACCGGAGAATTTCTTCAAGTTTGTTGCCCATTGTTTTTTGAACTGGGCGGTCACATAATGTTTCAACCAAGGTTCACGCCAAATCTTTTCAAACTCAGTTGGATCAAGTGCACGATAGCACTCAACAATAACATAGTGCCCAATCTCCACATCTGCTGTCCAATCGAGGTCAAGGTACAATCTATCTTGCATACGGTTGAACCTGTATATAATGTGACCATTCAATATTAGATCCAGCAATGATAGGTGACTCATCACAGTGCTGTAATAGATAATACTGGTCGATGATAAGTCATACAGATCATTCAACCGCAATTGGTATTGTAAATCGAACAAACTTTTTGAACTGCCAGATCCAGTGACGATTGGCAGTACTCGTGTAATACCATATACCATTGGTGATATTGGAATCCACTTGTTGGTAATGTCGTCCTGTGTGACCATGTGCTTCAGATACAGTTTCTCAATACCTTCATAATGGTATAGACGGAAGTGTTCAATTGCATCTGTGATACGATCTTCAAGTTGCTCATCGTCCACATTGATTTCTAGCACGGGAGCGCCAAGTGCACGTAGACAGTATTGCTTGAGTTCTTCACGGGATGTGATTGCCATATAATATCCTTATTATTTCGGACAGCAGTATGCCCGATCTGTACTAGACCACGGCAAGTAAATTTGGTTGGAGGATTTTACGATCACTGTTTTATCATTTTTATATAGTGAGACTGAGGGTGGTGCCTTTTACAGCACCACCCAACAGTAGTTATTTCATATATTTATACATATTTTTATAGCACTACCCAACGACTTCCAGAACTGATTGTAACAGCAACACCGGAATTGATAGTCAATGGACCAACGCTCTCACCATTTGAAGTACTTGGAATGGTGTATGATGCAGCAACTGTTTTGCTATTTAGTACAATACCATTGGTTGCAGATACAACAGAGAATTCGCCTGTACCACCGGAACCAGAAGGACCAGTTGCACCTGTAGGACCTGTAGGACCTGTCAAACCAGTTGGACCTGTTGGACCTGGAACTGTAGAAGCAGCACCTGCTGGACCTGTAGGACCGGCAACTGTTGAGTCAGCACCTGCAGCACCTGTTGGACCTGTAGGACCAGCAACACCGGCAGCACCTGTAGGACCAGTTGCACCATTAGTACCGTTAGTACCTGCAGCACCAGTAGAACCGGCAACACCTTGTGCGCCAGCAGCACCAGTAGCACCTGTAGGACCAGTTGCACCTTGTGGACCAACTAACTGAGCAATAACACCGGCAGGCAATGTACCAACATTTGATAAGTCTGCATTTGCTTTTCCAGAGACTGTAGTAACTAGAGCAGCAGCAGCAGATTCATCGGATGCTAATTGAGTTGCGATTTCAGCAAGTGTATCCAAGGCAGCAGGAGCAGCACCAACTACAGCAGCAATCGCTGTTGATACATTGGCAGCAGTCTGATATCCAGAATCATTTGTGAATGAACTTAGTGCAGTTGGTTTACCAGTCAATGATGCATATGTACCGGCAGTGGCAACAGCAGATAATGTTGCTACATCTGCAGGAGTAAATCCTAGTGCAGTTGCAATATTACCACTTGTTACACTTGCGGCAGAACCAGCAGCACCAGTAGCACCTGTGGCACCAGTAGGACCTGCAACGGTTGAATCTGCACCAGTTGCACCTGTAGGACCGGCAACACCTTGTAGACCAGCGGCACCTGTTGGACCTGTTGGACCTGTTGCACCTGTTGATCCTGTATCACCCTTAGCACCGGCAGCACCTGTTGGACCAGCAACACCCTGTGAACCAGTAGCACCAGTTGCACCTGTTGGACCAGCAACGCCATCAACACCTATTGTACCATTAGTACCTGCAGCACCTTGCGCACCAGTAGCACCAGTGGCACCAGTAGGACCAGTTGCACCTTGCGCACCTGTGGCACCAGTAGGACCAGACATAGCAGCACCGGCAATGGCAGCAGTAACAAACGGTTGAGTTGCAATGGCAACTTCTTCATTTGTAACACCAACTTTCCATAGACCTGCAGTTTCATCCCAAACAATACGTTGACGTGCTAGATCACCACGGTCAATATCAAGACCAGAGTAACGAGCAGTAACACCAGAACCTTCCTGTCCCTTGTTTAGAGTAATTACATTATCTTTGATTGATAGGTTGGTTGTATTTACTGTAGTTGTTGTACCTGCAACTGTCAATCCACCTGAAACAGTTAGGTTACCAGATACTGTACCATCACCGGCAATTGCCACGGTTGGAGCAGTTAGAGTAACTTGTGTGCCAGAAGTAACACGGGTAGTTGAACCTAGACCCTCAGACTGAATCAATACATCAGCATTTGTACCATTTGTTTTTACTGTTGTTGCAGTTGCAGAATCAAGTACCAACTGACCTGTACCAGTTGTTGCAATGCGCATACCTTGGTTTAGATCGGCAGTAATCTGAATAGTATTAGCAGATGAAGACAAGACTGGAACACCATCAACATACAAAGTGCTTGCATCAATGTACAATTCTTTGGTGTGGATAGATCCAAACTTATGGGTTGCATCACCAATCTTAGAGACACCTACCACGGCAGGCATGATATCACCGGCAGTTAGGGTACTGATGGCAAAATTTGTAGATGATGATCCACCTGATTGCGCAGGAGTATATCCAAGTGCAGATGCGATTGATCCACTTGTTATATTGGCATCAGAACCTGTTAGACCAGTGGCACCTGTTGGACCTGTAGGACCGGCAACTGTTGAAGCAGCACCAGTAGCACCTGTAGGACCAGCAACGCCAGCAGCACCAGTAGCACCTGCAGCACCTGTTGGACCTGTAGGACCAGCAACACCGGCAGCACCTGTAGGACCAGCAACACCGGCAGCACCAGTAGCACCTGTAGGACCAGCAACACCGGCAGCACCTGTATCACCTGTATCACCCTTGGAACCTGTTGGACCAGCAACACCCTGTGAACCCTGCGCACCTGTGGCACCTGTTGCACCGACTAACTGGGCAATAACACCGGAAGGTAATGTTGTTACGTTTGATAGATCAGCATTTGCTTTTCCGGCAACAACTGTGAGCAATGAAGCAACACCTGACTCATCTGCTGCTAGTTGGTCTGAAATTTCTTTCAGTGTGTTCATTGCATCTGGAGCACCACCGATAAGCAATGTAATTGCTGTTGAAACATTGGCAGCAGTTTGGTAACCAGCATCATTGGTGAATGAACTTACCAATGTTGGTTTACCAGTCAATGATGCATATGTATGAACGTGGTTGGTATCAGATTTACCTGCTAGACCAGAATTCACATCTGCTTCCAATGCAACTGCTGCATTGTTTACTGTTAGTTTACCACCTGATTCTTTGAGACTTACTGTACTTACTGTACCCAATGCAATCTCTTCAGACACACTTAGTGCAACTGAGTTCAAGAATTGCAATGAGAACATCACGACTGTACCAGTCATTGCCTCTGATAAATTGATTGTACAAGTATTGGAATTGACAATGGTCATTCCAGCAAGCACTAGAACATGGTTGCTGTTATATACAAAGTACGCAAAATTGTTTGTGTTGAAATTGTGTTCTACTGTCCAGGATGAACTAGCAACACCCTGTGAATGTAGATATGATGCTTGTTTGATACCGATTGGTTGCCAGGTGAAAAACCCGGAACTGTTTATCAATTCTGTATAAAGGTATGGAATGCCATCCTTTATTGCTAATGTGCGTGGTGCAGGATTTGATGGAAAGGACTCATAGTTCGATCCGAAACTTAGATCGCCCCTGAGACTTACATCTCCTAGTACTCTAATTTGTTCTGACATTGTTTATCCTATGTTTTGTTATAATTGATCGCCAATTGGTTTGGCGCCAACAAATAAAACCTGCCCTATCAGGGCTTTGTTTATCAGCATCAATAAATGATACTGGTGAGTAATAAATTCAATCTTATCAGCATCAGTGAAGTCCTCGCTGTCCTTGAATTTCTGTATATTTGATTGTATCTTTTCAATCCAAGCACAAATGTATGTATTATAATTACTATTCGCCATTTGAACTTCTCACTAATGATTCAGCACGTTCAAAGAACTGCTTCATATAAACTATATCACTGTTGTATTGGTTTTTTATAGCAATGTCAAAAAAGTCTGCTGACTCTGCATTTTCCTTGAGTATATCAAGGCACACCTCTATCTGATTGAGGGTTGCATCAAAAGTTGTCAGCGTTTGCAGCCATAGATTTGGCATCTGTTTCATATTACTCTCACCATTATTAGATAAGGACAGGGTGGGATTTTATCCCCACCCTTCCCATTCAACTATACTAGATTATAGATTTGCCATTGTTACAACAGCAATCTTCACCTTTGCAGCCTCAGACAAGTACACTGTCAATGTATTGCGATCTGTTTCTTCAACAGATACGATATCATTGCGGTATACACCACCTGCACGTTCCACTAGAACTGTGAATGTGACAAAGTCAGCATCCAAGTTATGTGAGAAAGTGTGGGTAGTTGCAGCAACACCAGACTGGAATGTTGCATTTGCAGCATTGATTGCTGAACGAATAGCACTGTCACCTGAGATACGAGCAGCAGTTTCTGTATCAACACGACCACCAAGTGCTGTTTCTGCAGCACGTGCTGTGCTTGCTTCGCTTGATAGGTTAGATGTCAATGTGCTTTCTGCAGCACGTGCTGTGCTTGCTTCAGTATTGAGGTTTGTTGTAAGTGTTGTAACAGCAGCACTGCGAGCAGATGCTTCATCAGCAACGATACCATCAGCATATGCTTTTGCATCATTTTTAGCATTTGTAGACTTTGTTGTTGCGTCGGCAGATGCAGTTGCAAGAGCAGCAGTAACAGCAGCAGCACGATCACTGATTTCAGTTGCTAGACCAGCAGCATTTGTATCAGCATGACCATCAACTTCATTGATAGCAGCAACAATGGTTGATTTGTCAGTTGTGGTTAGATCACCAAGTGTACCGATCTTACCATTTACTTGACCTTCAACTGTTGTTACACGTGTGTCTAGTGCAGAGTCAGCACTAGTGCGGGCAGTTGCTTCGGTATCGATACGACCACCGAGAGCGACTTCAGCAGCACGTGCTGTTGTTGCTTCTGATTGAACAGCAGTAGTTAGAACGCCATCAGCAGCAATACGAGCAGCAGCTTCTGTATCAACACGTCCACCCAATGCAACTTCAGCAGCACGGGCAGTTGTTGCTTCGCTTGATAGGTTAGCAGTTAGAACACCCTCGGCAGCAGAGGCACGACTTGCTTCGCTTGATAGGTTAGCAGTTAGAACACCTTCAGCAGCGATTGCACGGTTGGTTTCTGTTGTTAGGTTAGCAGCAGCAGTATTACCCAATGTTGTGATAGCACCGTTGATTGTGCTATCAGCACCTTGGAATGCTGTAACGATTTCTGACAAACTGTCAAGTGCAGCAGGATCGATGTTGCTTAGAACATTATCAACACGAACACCTAGAGCAACTTCAGCAGCACGGGCAGTTGTTGCTTCAGCACTGATAAGACCAGTCAATACGGAGTCAGCAGCGATACGGGCAGCAGCTTCAGTGTCAACACGACCACCAAGTGCAACTTCAGCAGCACGGGCAGTTGTTGCTTCTGATTGAACAGCAGTTGTCAAAACACCTTCAGCAGCACGGGCAGTAGTTGCTTCTGATTGAACAGCAGTTGTCAATACACCTTCAGCAGCAGTTGCGCGAGTAACTTCAGCATTTAGGTTTGTTGTCAATGTGCTTTCTGCAGCACGTGCTGTAGTTGCTTCGCTTGATAGGTTAGCAGTTAGTGTACTTTCAGCAGCAGTTGCACGGGTAACTTCAGCATTGAGGTTAGCAGTTAGTGTACTTTCAGCACCAGTTGCACGTGTGTACTCTGTATCAACACGACCACCCAATGCAACTTCAGCGGCACGTGCTGTGCTTGCTTCAGATTGTAGGTTTGTGGTTAGTGTACCTTCTGCACCAGTTGCACGGATTGTTTCTGCATTGAGGTTTGATGTCAATGTTGTATCAGCAGCAGAACGAGCACTTGCTTCTGTATCGATACGACCACCAAGGGTTGTATCAGCACCAGTACGGGCAGTTGCTTCTGTATCGATACGACCACCGAGAGCGACTTCAGCAGCACGGGCAGTTGTTGCTTCGCTTGATAGGTTAGTAGTTAGAACATCTTCTGCACCAGTTGCACGGGTAACTTCAGCAGCAAGACCAGTCTCAAGTGTTGTTGCACGACCTTCGAGTGCAGTTGCACGACCAGAAAGAGTAGAGTCAGCAGACTGACGTGTGCTTGCTTCTGTATCAATACGACCACCCAATGCTGTTTCTGCAGAACGTGCAGCACTTGCTTCACCATCAATACGAACACCTAGAGCAACATCGGCAGCATCAGATGCTGACTTGTTGCCTGCGATTGTTGTTGCGGTTGTTGTAACAAAGTTAGCATCATCACCGATTGCAGCTGCTAATTCGTTTAGTGTATCTAATAGACCAGGTGCGCCATCGATTAGAGAAGAGATTTGTGAATCTGTATATGCATTTGCAGTTGATAGAGCAGAAGCAACATCAGAAGCAATGATGTGTGCTACAACAACGACAGCACCACTAGAATTTAGTGTTGAATACTTTAGTTTTTTGTCTGTAGAGTTGAACCAAATGCGTCCTGGACCAACTGGGCTTGGATCTGCAGCAAGAATTTCTACGTTTAGATTTTCAATAGATGCATTAGCAGCTAGTGTAATCCCGTGGAAAATTGGAAAATTAGATACTGACATGTG